CACATCGCCGCCGCCCTCGTATCCCACGCGAGGGATAATGTAAGGCGTGCCGCCGATAGGTTGCCCCCATTCATCGGTGCCGCCTGCGGGCCACACGGTCGCGGGGCCGTGGGCGTATGACCAGCTCGCTATGTTTGACACAATAAAAAGCCCCATAAAAGATTATGGGGCAGTATAGCATAGGGCGGCGGGGTGTGTTATTGGCTAGGCGGCTAACTCCACCCACTTAAACCGCCGATAATACGCCTTTCTCCGAAACAGCAACACCAACGCTTCAATGCATAACAGCGCGGCAATCACCAACATCGCGCCGGATGCCAAACACGCAACGGTAAGCACAATCCAGCCGAAGGCAATCCACGGATGGCCCAGATACCAGCGGTGCGCGCCAATGCTGCCCAGGCTGAGGCGCAGCAACACGGCAGCGGTTTTTGATTTTTGCGTTACGATGTTGTGGGTCATTTTGTTTGCTCCGGTGTCGGTAGTTCGCCGCTTGCTAGGGCGTCGTGGATAATCTCTAGGTGGCTGCTTTGGGCTGGCTCGCCTGTTGTGCTTTCGATTGCGTGCTCTGCTGCCGCTAGCCACTGCTCGCGCGGTGTTGTCCGCTGCTTGATAACTTCGATTTTGACCACGCCTAGCTCGCCATCGTCCCAGCGGATGGCCGCTCGATTGCGCTTACGGTCTATCGCCAACACCATGCAATCACCGCCACTGGTGCGAGCTGGTTCGCCTGCCGCTGGCTCCCACGGTTGGGCTTCCTCGCTGGCGGGCTGGTCGATGATGGGGCGGTAGGCGATGATATGGCTCCATGGGGCTAACTGTGCAATTGAGCGACAAGCAGCGCCGCCATCATGATAACTAACGGCTGAATGTTCTGGCAGTGGGTTATCAGCATGGCCACTCCACTCAATCCACCCATCGGCATCGGCTTTGACGACATTCCAGCCTTGCATCTTTCTGCGCCAATCATCTACTTCACCGGCTTCCCCTGTAATCACGCGATGTTCTTTTGTGGTGTTATTCACTGCATAAATCATGGTTCATTCTCCTCGCCGGTATCCCCAAACAATAGCCCACCCCACCACCTCCCCGCTAATGGTATTTTTCTATCGACTCACGCCACTCGATAGCCACCACCTATAAACGGCAACGCCCCGGTAGGTGCCGGGGCGTCTAGTGTTGCGATCACCGTCTCACGACGCGCAACCCATTATCAGATAGGATCAACCTCCTTATGGCGGTCTGCCGTATCTGATTTTAGTGTAGCACAAAAAAAGACCGCCAGGAGGGCGGTCAATAGGAGGAGCAACACACAACAAGGAGTGGGTAGAGTATGGCAGCGTTAGGCCGTGGTGTCTAGCACCTCGATCCCTTGACCACCATAAACCCAGTACTCCCGCCCGGCTTAGCAGGCGTCAGCGGTGCAGCGCATCCGTGGGTATCCACAACTTGCAGCGCTGCATATATCTGGTCATAAGCGTCGCTTGGGTTACTGTACTTGAACGACTGACTAGCACCAGAAGGCGCGGACTGAGAGGTAACTTGGCGCGCGCCACCTGACAGGGCCAACAACCCAATCAAGTAGGTATAAATAGCCACTTGGCGGCTTGCGCTGACATTGTTGGCGTCTAAGCAGTCTTGGATTCCGCCAGCTTCCTCAGTGATGGCTTCTAGCAGGAATGACGGAACGGTAATACCCAGCTCGCGTAGATAGGCGGTGGCTTCGTCGGTGGTTATCATGGGCGGTAGCCTTCGTTATTCGTCATCATAGGTCGCATCCCCCATTTTAATATAGCCGTTCACTACCGGAACTTCGATGCTGCATTCAGAACAGATAAGCGCGGCAATAAACGGCTCGCCACCGTGCATCACAACAGGCACCATGCTTTCTTGCGTGCCACACGGGCATGACACAAAACTTGTCTCGCCGCCTTTAAACTCTTGGCTCGGCAGCCTAACTACTTTACTCATAATCGCCACCACGCGCATCGTTACCATCAAACTCGGACTTAGTGTCTAGCCTAGACTGTTCCGGCTCTTGTTCCTGCTTTGGCTGGCGTTTCTTGCGCGGGCGCTTAGGCGTGGCGACTTCTAGCGTCTTATCAGCGCCACTAGATACGACACGGTATTTATTCGCCCATCCGGTAAAATCGTCCGGCACTTCAACCTGTGTGCCTACTGGCACCATCTCGCCGGTTCCGCGATAAACGCCACGGCGGGTGATTTCGATTAGCATAATTGGCTCCTGAGATGTTTCTCTGATTTTAGCACAAAAAAGCCCGCGCTGTGGCGGGCTGGCAGGGCTAGGCGGTGCTATTCTCTTGCTCTTTGTATGCGGTTTTTGTCTTATTGACAATGGCGGCGGCGAACATCCAGCAGCACAACAGCAAGCTAGCGTGCCAATAGAACTCAAAATAAATCAACAGCATGATACAAGCGATTCGAGGAACTGAAGTAACGACCTGATGCCATGGGGTTATGTCTGGCAACGTGTCCAAGTGCTTCATAAAGCAAGCGCCAAAAAACAAGACGCTGAACAGCCATCCATAAACAAGAATAGAGTAATTGGCAACATTAAACAGGCCGCCGTCAACGAACGGCAGTGCAATACCGCAAGCTGAGATGTACCAATGAACCAAAAAGTCTTTAATGGTTGGTTTTTTTAGCGTAATTCTATTCATATAATTCACCTTTAAGCATTAGGCGAGCGTTTATGGGTGCGGCTAGTGGGCGCTCAACTCCACCACGTCTGCGCAGACGCTGCCGCAATACAACCATAGCGCACACTTGTCTAGCAAGCAATAAAAAACCCCAGCCTAAGCCGGGGTTTCTGTTTTAGTGCCTAGCGATTAGGAACCAACACCATAGAACACAGCCGAACGGCCATTGGCGTCTGCTACGATCTCAAAGCCCATCGCACCCATGATCAACATTTGGTAGTTGTCCATTGGGTAGGTGCGCGGCATCATCTGCGTACCAACGGGCATACCCACGACCGGACGAATGTAGCGGCGGTTAGGCACAAACGCCGTCCACTCGTTACCAGAAAGCGCATAATCAACCTTGATTTCATTGATTCGGCGGTTGGTGGCAAGCCGCTGGAAGCGCGTACCAGAGAGGTACTCATCCTGGTTGTACGGCAGGTCTAGGTTGCGCGCAATTTCGGGCGAAACATAGAGGTTCATCGGCTCGGTAACGAGGTTATCGTCAGCCGCGCCGCCTAGCGTTTGCGCCAAGAAGTTTTCCCATTGCACGGTGGTGGCGGTGGTCAGGTCGATGCCCGTCATATCGACAGATTGCGTATACGGCGAGTTGCGGATACCGTAACCCTGGTAGCCATCAAACTGAATGGTAGAATCACCGTCCAGCAAGTAGTTAGCCATGTCGGTGCGCATGTCATACGTGGCCTTTTCTACATCTTCGGCCCATGCGTCAAAATCATCGTTTTGCAGGACGTTCCACTCGCGCCACTCTCGACCTACGCCGTTAGTGAAGATAGGAACCGGCACGCCACGGAAGTCATAGCTGCCTTTATCCATTGGCTGCGGCTTCTGGCCGCTGATAGAGCGCTGGGTAGTGTTCGCGCCATCAGAGTTGAAGCGATAGCCGTGAACGACCTTGCCGATATTGACCGTGGTCGCCAGCGGCATCAAATCACCCATGATGACTTGGCCTGCGTTGTCGCGCATTACGCGAGCAGTCACGCTATCGAGCTGTAACCATGGTTGCGGCTTGGTGATGGCGTTACCCACAAGCTCTTGCTCACGCTGGGCAAAGTAGCGGCGGTTGAGCGAAAGCTCCTGCCACTTTTGCGCGTGCAGCTTGCTGTTAGTGATTAACTGCTTATCAAAATGTAGCATTACGCAATCGCTCCTGTAGCTTTGCGAACACGCAGCAAGTCTGCCTCTGCGAGTGTCACGGATTCTTCTGAATAGAACAGCACTTCTTGCCCAGTGGTGGCTGCGGCTAGCGTACCATCGCCAGCGGATGCTAGTTCAGTAAACCCCTGCACGTAAGTCCCAGCGGCTACGCGGACATTGAAGAACTGTTCATCAAGTGGGCGGGCGGCAACCACGGTATCACCAGCAGGGATAACATCGTCCGCGCCTTCCAGCTTCATGTAGTTCTCTTGGGCCACCAAGTAAGTTCCGCGCGCACCAGCGGTGCCATGTGGCTCAAATTCATCACTGGCGTTAACCGTAACGATAGAGCCGGGGGTGATGTCCACAGCCGACGGGCGCTCCATTACCTGCGGCAATAGCTCGGAGACCGGGCCTGCGTAGATTTTGCTATAACGAGCCATTAGATTGCCTCCGGTGCTTCAAATTCAAGTTTATCGGCATTCGTGCTCAACCGCCCACCATTCAGCGGATGATCCGCGCCCTTCGGTGCCTTGCAGTTACGCGCCATGATGCGCAGGGCGTTTACGTCGAGCGCCTTGGCTTCATCTTCGGTCGCTAGCTTGGCTTCTACCACAGTCGCCTCAAGCGTTTCTTTCTCAGCTTTTGCAGCGGCTTCGGACTCGGCGTTGATCGCGTCGAGCTTGTCTTGTATGGGTTTGACTGCGTCAGACACGGCAGACGCGATAGCTTGCGCCTGATTCGCTTGCAGTGTTTCGGCCTGCTTATCGAGCATGGCCTGTAGCTCTTCAGTCGTCATTTGCGGTTCCTCGGTAGACGTTTGAGAGTTGGTTTGCAGGCCAGCGGCCTCTTCGGTTTTATCGCCGTTCAGCACGGCGCGTACTGCGTTTTTGATGCGTTCGACTAATCCAGCGTTGCGCTTCTGTTTTTCCTTGCGCTCGTAGCTATCCACGATTTCAAACACCATCGCGGTAACGTAGTCGTCGTCCATCTCTAGCTCAGAGTTAACGACTTCGACTTGCTCGCCGGAGGAGTTGACCATCATTCCAACGCCTGCATCGGTGCCAATGGCGGGCGTCTCGGAAATTAAAATCGCATCGTGATCGAATGCAAAGCTGTTGCCTACCCACTCATAGTCAGCGCCTTCGGGTGCTGGTTCGCGCTGCATCAGCAATCCGGTACTGGTACTAATCGGCTTGCCTTCGTCAATCGCCGCCAGCAGCTTGCGCCCGTTCTCGCTATTCTGGGCAAACTCCACGTCGATAACCTTATCGGCAAAAACGCGGTCGCCTTCGATGCGTGGGTTGGTGTTCCACGCGCCCGCCCAAAAGCCGTTGATGGCCTCAGGCGTGCGCGCGCTAACAAACTGGTTATTCACCACCGGATGCCCAAGCGGGGCGGGCAAACCTTCCAACTGCTGGTAGCTCGCCTCTAGCTCAGCGCGTGGGTAAAAGATGTTGTTTAACACCGTGTCGAACTTCGCCACAGCGCTAGGCACCACAATCACCTCACGACCATTGCGCTTTTCGCGCTTGATGGCGGCGTTGTTGACGCGGTGCTTGATGTTGACGCGGATTTGGTCGGCCATGAATTAGCCCTATTAGAATCTGCTCGCAGTATAGCACAAGGCTATCGGTGCGTGCAAAGTGGCTCAACCATGTCGTGCGTGCCCACGGGTTGGCGGCTCATCAAGGTGGCGTTACGACGAAAAACAGTGTGCCGTTACAGACGTTACAAGCGTTACAGTCCTAATTAAACTTGTACCGGTGAAAAATCCAATGGATTCAAAGGCTTGTGACATATATAACAATAATTACAGAAAATAGATATATATATAGAGAGGTATGTCTATCTAAGTGCCTATCAGTGTTTATGTATATGTGACTATCGTTCGCAAAACATCGTAACAAACGTAACGGCTGTAATTTTTTAATTAAAACAACAAGTTGCGCGTTACGCTGGCTATTTTGTGGCGTTACGCACTTTTAAAACGTAACGATTGGCCGTTGACGTAAGCGCAAGCTGTGCATATTTCAGCACACAAAAAAACCCGCCGAGGTGGCGGGTTGGTGTTGCAGCGCGGTTAGCTGAAAATAAAATCTGCCCCATCCTGATATGCTTTCACGCATTTCTCTATGTCCGCAGATTTGCCTATGCTGAAATACTTGCCGTTAAAGCAGAACTCAACCTTTTTTACATCCCACAAGATGGCTTTGTTTTTAGCCTCTCGCACTGCATCCACTAATGATGTTCCTGGCATAAATTTAACTTTTGCTATCATGTTACTCATCCCAAACACTCCATCAAATACAGTTTATCCCACACATACCGCCCATTAGCGGTGCGCTCCAAGTCACGCATCAACGCCTCACGCGCCTCTTGCAGCTCGCTAATGATCTGCGCTTGCCCTACCTCTGCATCAGCCTCGCGTGTTTCCATGCTGCCGTCATCATAGCGCAGCACTAGCCTGGCAATGATGCGCCACCGCAACGGGGCGTGCGTGGCGTACGTGGCAATGTCCTGCTGCTTACGCTGCGGAATATGCGCCGGAAACGACCATTCACCCTCAAATTCCCCGCCGATATGCCGACCAGTGGCCTTAATACCTACACACCAGCGCCGTGCGTTCGTCTGATAGTGTTGGTACTGCTTCTGACTCACCAGCCGCTTACGGCGCTTAATCTCGCCAGCCTGGGCGCGTTTTTGGGCGCGGTTCATTGCTGTTCCTCCGGCGCATAAACAATTGCCGCCTGGATCGCGAGCGCCATATCACCAAACGGCATGTAAGCCTCACTAGCGGCGTCTACCATCTCCTCAGTTGGCTCGACGGGCACGCATTTGTACCCATCCGGGCAGC